GGTGGGAGGCGGCGATCTCTCGCGACCTCATCGTGGACGACGAGACCTACTTCGCCGAGCACAGCGTGAGCGGCCTGCTGCGTGGCGACCACGCGAGCCGGTCGGCCTACTACGTCAGCGCCTTGCAGAATGGGTGGATGACGATCAACGAGATCCGCGAGCTTGAGAACCTGAACCCGATCGGGCCGGAAGGCGACAAGCACTTTGTGCAACTCAACATGACCACGCTTGACAAGGTGGGCCAGGAGCAACCGGCACCGGAGCCGATGCCATCGCCGCCCGTCGAGGAAGAAGACAGCCCGGCCGACGACGCCGAGGACCAGGACGAACAGGAGGAGCAGACCGATGGAAATTGAACGCCGCGACTTCGCCTTCGAGGAAGAGAACGAGTTGATTGTCGAGAGCCGGGCCGATGGCCGGGCCGCGATCATCGGCTACGCCGCTGTCTACAACCGGCTTTCCCTCGACCTCGGCGGTTTCCGCGAGGAGATTCTGCCGGGCGCGTTCGACAAGATTCTGAACCGGCAGCGGGGCAAGGGCGACGTGGTTGCCCTGTTCAACCACGACAGCAACATCGTCCTGGGCCGCACGTCGAGCGGCACGCTTGAACTGTCCAGCGACACGAAGGGGCTGCGCTATGTGGTCACGCCGCCCGTCAGTCGGGCCGACGTGCTCGAACTGATCCAGCGGCGCGACGTGCAGGGCAGTTCGTTCGCCTTCACGGTGGACCCGAAGAACGAATCATTCCGCACTGGCGAGGACGGCAAGGCCGTGCGGCAGATCCGCGAGGTGAGCGGGCTGTATGACGTGGGGCCGGTACTCGTGCCCGCGTACCCCGCCACCTCTGCTTCTGTTGCCATGCGGTCCTACGAAGCCTGGCTGGCGTCGCAGTCGCAGCCCGAGCCCGAGGCGGTGGCCGCCGTTGTCGCCAAGCGTTCCCTGGTCCGTGACGCCGCTGCGGCGTGGACTCTGAGGCTCCGCAATGTCTGAAGCCCGCTGCACCTGCGGCGAGAAACTGCGTTGCCGTTCCAGCCGCCCCTGCGGTGACGAGCGGCAGCGTTATTTGCGATGCCCCCGGTGCGGGGCTCGGGCGGTGGCGTTTGTCAAAACAACAGTTTCTGAAGTGCGCTTCTGCAAGAGGTCGGCCCGCTAGTGGCACTGTGGACTCCACGGCAATACCGCCGCCAGGAGATTCACACAGTGGACAACCTCAAGAAGCTTCAGGACGAGGCGGCTGCCCTCGCCAACCGGATCGACGCCGTTCGTGCGATCGAGGCCGAAGACACGACCGCTCGCGATGTCGAACTGATCGACCTCAACAAGCGTGCCGACGAACTCACCGCCAAGATCGACTTCGAGAAGAAGGTCGTCGAGTCGGCCAAGAGCCTGCGGTCCGTGGTCGAGCGTTGCTCGCCCGCCCCCGAGGTCCGTGCCGATGAGCCCAAGGTCCGCATCGAGGCCGTTCCCTTCTCGGGCCGCCTGCGTGCGTTCAACAGCGTCGAGGATGCCTACAAGACGGGCATGTGGCTGAAGGCCAAGAGCGGCGACGCCGAGGCCAAGCGGTGGTGCCAGGATCACGGCGTTGAGGCCCGTGCGATGGGTTCGACCTCGGCGAACAGCGGTTCGGCCGTGGTGCCCGACGTGCTCTCCTCGACGGTCATCCGGCTCGTCGATCAGTATTCGGCTTTCGCTCAGAACGCCACGAGCGTGGCGATGCCGAGCGACGTGCTCCAGTTTCCTCGCAGGTCCGGCGGAACGACCGCGTACTGGATCGACGAGAACACCGCGATCACTGCCAGCGACCCGACCATGAATCAGGTCTCGCTGACGGCTCGCAAGGTCAGTGGGGCCGTGGTGATCGCGAGCGAGTTGCTTGCTGACTCGATCGTTTCGATTTCGGATTTCATCGCCACGGAACTTGGGCTGTCGCTCGCCAACGCCGTCGAGGCTGCGGCGTGGAGCGGTAACCCGGCGAATGCTCCCGCCGTGGCCGGTCTTGTGACCAGCCACACGGGCGGCCTGCTCGCCTCCTCGGGTGCTACCTACGCGGCGTCGCTCGTGACCGCTGCCGGTGACACCCCCGACGAGGTGACCAAGGCCAACCTGCTCGCGATGATGGCGGCCGTGCCGCAGCACTCGCGTCAGGGTGCCAAGTGGTTCTGCTCGCCGTTCTTCTTCGCGACCTGCATGCAGGCTCTCGACCTGAACCAGGGCGGTTCGGTCGGTCTGTCGCAGGGCATGGGTCTGACGTTCCTCGGCAGCCCGGTGGTCCTCACCGACCGGCTCCCGAGCGGTGCGGACTCGACGGGTGCGGTCATGGCGCTGTACGGCAACATGGCCAACAGCTCCTACTACGGCGTGCGGCAGTCCATCGAGATCGCGAGCAGCGATCAGGTGAACTTCCTCAGCGACCAGACCGTGATTCGGGCCGTCGCCCGCGTGGCGATCGCTCACCCGAACCTCGGTTCGTCCACCGTCGCCGGTCCGGTCATCGGCCTCGTCGGTGCGTGAGCCTGACGGCTTGACGCGATGTGCAAACTGGGCGGGCCGCTCCACAACGGGGCGGCCCGCTCTCTTTTTACGAGGTCTGCATGATCGTCAAGGTTGGGGGCACTGAGGCCGACGTTCGGGTGGAAGCCATTCTGTCGATGCCCAGGCTGTCTTTCACGGCCAACCACTTCGCGTGGGCTCAAGCACTCATGCCGCTGGGGATTCGCCCCACGATGGGCACGGGTGCGTTCTGGTCGCAGGTCAACACCCGCGTGATGGAGCAGTTCATCGACAAGGCCGAGTATCTGCTGACCATCGACTACGACACGTTCTTCACAAAGGAAGACGTGGAGCACCTCTTCGCGATGGCGATGACGTTTCAGTGCGACGCACTGACGGGATTGCAGACGAAGCGAGAGGACGGCAGGCCGATGTTGACCTTGAAGGGGACGCTCGACAACCCGCCCGAGAGCGGCACCACAACGCTGCCTGCGTCGTGGTTCGCCGAGCCGGTCCAAGAGGTGGACACGGCCCACTTCGGCCTCACGGTCATCAGCACGGCCGCCCTGAAGCGGTGCAAGAAGCCTTGGTTCTGGTCGAAGCCAGGCCCCGATGGGTCGTGGAACGACGGCCGCACCGATGACGACATCTGGTTCTGGCGCAACTGGCGGGAGAGCGGCAACCGAGTCTTCATCACGCCGCGCGTGGTCCTGGGCCACGGCGAGTATGTCGTGACGTGGCCGGGGCAGAACCTCGGCAAGCCCGTGTTTCAGTGGACCACCGAGTTCACGACCAACGGAAAGAAGCCCGAAACTGCATGGAGCGTGCCCCAATGAAGAAACTAAGGATGCTGCGATCGTTCCGCTCCTACCGCCCCGGCCAGGTCGTGGAGATCCCCGGCGGCTTGGCGATGGAGTTAATCGCCAAGCGGTTCGCGGTGGAGGACCGGCAGCAGGAGTTGATCAAGACGGCCGCCGTCGAGCACGACGTGGAGACGGCCGACGCCACGCCCAAGCGGAGAAAGCGAAAGTGAAGTACCGCAGCCTCAGCCGCCAGACGCCGCCCGCCGTGGAGCCCGTGACGCTCTCCGAGGCGAAGGCCCACTGCCGCATCGACAGCACCGCAGATGATGCCTATGTGGCCAGCCTCATCACGGCGGCCCGCGAGTGGTGCGAACAATATCTCGACCGCACGCTGGTCTACACGCAGTGGGTGATGCGGTTCGACCGATTCCCCACCTCGGGCATCGAGGCGATGGAACTGCCCCGCCCGCCGATGGCCGTCGCTGGCACTGCCACGGCCGTGTCGCTGACGTTCACGGCAGACGGCGGCACGACCGGCACCTATGCCGTGGAGCAGTTCCGCGTAGATCGCCACTCGACGCCCGGCACGGTGCTGCCGATCTACGCTGGCACCTGGCCGCCGCACCGGATCGACGCCGGGGCGCACGCTGTGACGTGGTGGGCTGGCTACGGGAACAGCGGGACCGACGTGCCCGCCGCGATCCGCCACGCCATCCTGATGCTCGTGAGCCACTGGTACGAAACCCGTGGCGCGACCGTCTCCACCGGGGCAGTCCCGCAGGACGTGCCCTTCGGCGTGAGCAGCCTGCTTGATTCCATGAAGTGGGGCACCTACCGATGATCGAGCCCGGCAAGCTCCGCGAGCGCGTCACCGTCCAGATCGCCAGCGGCACGACCAATGCCCTGGGCGAGACGGTGCTGGCGTGGAGCGATTCCTCGGCCGTGTGGGCGAGCGTGGAAGGCGTGAGCGCCCGCGAGGCCCTGGCGGCAGGCCAGCAAGACACGACGATCACGCACAAGGTGCGGCTCCGCTACTTGCCTGGGCTGACGCAGCGGGATCGCTTCGCGTGGCGTTCCCGCACGCTGAACATCGTGAGCCTGCTTGAGTACGACAACCGAACCGAGCACGTTGCGATCTGCGAAGAGGTGACGTAATGGCGGGCGGGATTGAAGTCACGGTGGAGTTTCCTGAACTGGAGCAAATCCGTGACGCATTTCGCGGACTGCCGAAAAACCTTTCTGCGAAATACATGGCGGCGGCCCTTGGTCGTGCAATCGACCCAGGCTTCAAGCTCTTGAAAACGCTGACGCCCAAAGGGCCGACCGGCAACCTTCGTCGAGCCATCAGGAAAAAGACGAAGCGGTACACGAAGACGGGATCTGGTGTGGCGCTCGCCGGGTTCACGGCACCTCCGCGAAAAAAGTCGAGCGATTTGAAGTCGAACGAAAAGGGCCAGCACCAGGGCTTTCTGGAGTTTGGAACAAAGCGACGCAAGACAAAAGGCAACATCGCGAGTAGTTATTCTCGAAGCGGCCCGGTTCGCGTGGTCGTTGCTAAGAGGTCGGGCAAGGTGACAACTCGCCCCAAGTCGCCGAAAGGCTTCGTGCGCGTGGTCAAGAAGGGCGGGACGGTTGACCTTGGCGAGTTCCCCGTTGGCGGAAAGGCTGGAGTTCCGCCAATCAAGACGGCATTCGATCGGACTCGCACGCAAATATCTGGGAACCTGAACCGCGAGATGACCGCCGCCCTGAATTCAGCAATCAAGGAAATGGCTAGTCCGTTCCGAGCAAAGAGAGGCGGTGGCGCGTGAGCCTGAAATCCCCCGAAGCCGTCCTGCGTACCGCTCTTGTCGGAAACGCCGCTGTCTCGTCCCTGCTTGGCACGCGGATTTATCCAGTGCTTGCCCCGGCATCCGCTGCCCTGCCGTTCGTCACATGGCGGCGATCCGGCATCGACCGCGAGCAGACGCTTGGCGGGCCGATGGGTATGCCCCGCGTCAGCGTTGAGTACAGCATTTACGGCGTGACCTACGAGGAGGCCCGCCAGGTTGCCGACGCCATGCGTCGCGTTCTGGATGGCTACGGGGGTACTGCGGACAATACGGAGGTGAAACAAACGTCGTTGGAGGACGAATCCGACGACTTTGTGCAGCTGGCTGGAGCGGATCTCCCGCCGGTCTATCAGGTAACACAGCGCTACGACTGCTGGTGGAGCGAGGGTTAAAAAATGCCGTACACGCCGCACGATTCGTCTGGCACCACGTTGACCTTCGCCGGGACGACCTACACCGTCACGAGCATCACCTACAGCATCAGTGATCAAGCGTCGTCCGATCAGATCGACGTTTCGCACCTCGGCCAGACGAACGGCAGCACCGTGCTGACAATGAGCCGCCCGCTCAAGGGCTCGGCTGGCGACACCGGCAAGGAAGTCAGCATCGAGTATCTGGCGGCGAGTGGTGCCCCGATTGGCCAAGGCCTAAGCGGTACGCTCACGATCTCGGGCGGGATCACGTTGAGCGTGACCGCCACCTGCAAGTCGTCGAGCGTGACGCTCACCGTGAATGACGCGGTTCGAGGCAGCGCTTCCTTCCAGGTGCCGTAGCCACAGAGGGAGGCCCCCGTGGCGAGCTACAGCAGCGGCGTATCGGTGACGTGGAACGGCGTCACGTTTCAGGAAGTCACCGGCCTTTCGTGGACCTATGGCGGCGGCCCGTCAAAGGGGCGAAGCGTCGCCTGGACCGACGAGGCCGGGGCGTGCAGCGTCGAGTGCTTGGGCGGTGCCAACACGGGAACGTCGAACTACGGCGTCCGCGCGAACCTTTCCATATCCGGCGGCGGCCAAGCCTTGACAAACCCCGCAGTATGGGAGTCAGTGAGTGTGGCGAATGAGGTGAACGGCGTGACCCGGTTCACCGTCACGTTCAAACTTTTGGACAACTGACCAATGGGACTCAAAGAGCAGATCAAGGCCGCCAGCGTCCGCAAGCCGCTGAAGGTTCACGTCAAGGAATGGAACCTCGATGTGTATGTGCGGGTTCTCAGCGTCGGCGAACGCGACGATTGGGAACTGGCGTGGCTCGACATCCGCAGTAAGGGCGTGGCGAAGTTCCACAATTTCCGTGCCTTCTATCTGGCTCGCACGCTCTGCGACGAGCATGGCGTGCGGATCTTCCAAGACAACGAACTCGACGAAGTGGCAACCCTGGACGGGGCGGTGATGGGCGAACTGTTCGATGTGGCACAGCGCCACAACAAACTCACGGAGGCGGACGTAGTTGAACTAGCCGGGGAGCTTTAGCGCGAGACCATCGCGGCGGTTCTTGTTCATGCTGGCCGGTCATCTTGGAATGACGGTCGGCGAACTTGAGCAGCGAATGGACAGCAGGGAGTTGAGCGAGTGGCTGGCGTTTGCTCGCTACTTCCAGCCGCTCGACAACTCGTGGGCTCAGACCGGCGTGCTTGCCAGTGCGGTGTTGGCCCCTCACTCGCGGCGAGGGCACATGCCGAAGCCAGCAGACTTCATTCCCACAGACAGCCCGCCGCAGCACAAAGCGCAGATGCTCGACGTGCTCGCGCAGATGAAACAAGACTTGGACGGAAAATGAGATGAGTACGGCACTCGGCTTGGCGATGCAGATCAGCGCGAACACGGCCCAGCTGGCTCAGGCTGTGGCCGATGTGAACGCCAAGCTCGACTCAATGGGCGAGGCTGGCAAGAAGGCGTCGGCCGACCTCGGGACGCTCAAGAACATTGAGATTGGCAAGCTCGCCCTCGGCGGAATCCAGGCCGCCACCAGCGCCTTCTTGAGCCTAAGCGGCGCGGTGGCTGGCGCGGTCACGGGCGTCACGCAGTTCGCCTTGAGCGTGGGCGAAGAATTGGACGCATTGAACGACGTGGCCAATCGCACGGGCGTCGGCGTTGAGGCGTTGCAGGCATACGCCAGGGCAGCCGCCGACACGGGCGTAAGCGTCGAGTCTTTTGCCAAGCAGATGCAAAAGCTGACCGTAGCCATCGGCCAAGCGTCGCTGGACGAGAAGGCGCAGAAGAAGTTTGAGGAGCTTGGGATTGTCTTTGAGGAACTGAAGGCCCAATCGCCAGAGAAGCAATTCGAGCAGGTGGTCGATGCCATCTCTCGGATCGCTGATCCAGCCGAGCGGGCCGCCACGGCCGTGAAGTTCTTCGGTAAGGGCGGCATCGAGCTTGGCGAGTTGTTCACGCTCGGGCCGGGGGCGCTGACGCAGATGCGAGAGCAGGCTGTTTCGCTCGGGCAGGTGGTGGGCGAAGACGCCGTAAAGGCAATCGACAACATGAACGATTCTTTTGCCGCCGTGTGGGCAACGGTGAAGGGCCTGGCTGGCTCGATCCTGGGCGAGCTTGCGGGGCCGATTAGCACGATCGCGCAGGAGCTTCTTGGAGTCATTAGGGAGGCTGGCCCGCAACAGATCGCCCAGCAGGTCGCTAGCGGATTGCTTGATTTCATCAAATTGGCTGGCAATGCGTTCTTTCAGTTGGCGCAGTTCATTGAAGCCTTCATCAAGAAGTTCGCGCCGATCCTTGGGCTAGACATTCGCAGCGAGACCGAGAAGGAACTGGACAAACTGCGGGCGGATGCGCAGGCGGCCATGCAGGGCGCTGGCGCAACCAGAGACGGCTTCGGCATGCCCGTGGCCAACGCCGCCGCCATCGAGGAGGAAAACAGGAAGCGTGCCGAGCGGATTGCCCAGCTTGAGGCGCAGGTGGCGTCCGATGCGTCAAACAGCGTGCTGAATCGGTTTCAGGCGAACTTTAACGCGGCAGTGGACACGGCATCGGACTCGCTTCGGCAGCGCATGGACCAGGCCGGAACAACCGCCGGGCCGAACGAGGCCGAGCAGAAGCAGGTTTCACTGCTGGAGCAGATCAACCGCAACGGGCAGGTCGGCACCGTGGAGATCTTGAACTAGCATGGCCGTCGTCTCCTACCGCGAAATCCTGCCGCGCACCTTCTCGCACAAGTTTGGCGAAAGCCCGACTGCCGAGATCAAGTACGCATTGACGCTAGACGGCCCGACAAACACGCAGGACATCTTGGCCGCCGTCGGCATCTTTCACGGGGCCGCCCATCCCGAGTATGCCTACCTGCTCTGCCACAACGGGCAGGTGAACGAAACCGACCGCTTCCATGCGGAGGTAACGTACAGCTACGAAGTGCCACGGCATGAGTATCAGCAAAACCCTCTGGCGCGGCCTGATGTGTGGTCATTCTCGACCGGCGGGGCGCAGGCTCCGTTCCTCTACTACTACCACGGCACCGGCAATGGCGACGTGCGCCCCCTAGTCAACGCGGCAAACGATTACATCGAGGGCATGACAGTCATGGCCCCCGAGATACAAGCGACGATTAGCGGCAACCGGGCTTCGTTTCCGCTGGCCACCGCTGCAGAGGTCACGAACGCCATCAACTCTGCGCCGTACCTGGGCGGCCCTGCGTATTCTTGGATGTGCAATGGCATCAGCGGTCAGCAAGCCACCGAGGTCGTGAACGACGTTGAGGTGAAGTATTGGCAAATCGGTATACAGTTGACGTACCGGCGTGGTGGGTACATCGAAAAAATTCCGCACGTTGGCTTCCACTACATTGAAGGCGGCCAGAAGCGGCGTGCGTGGGTCTATCAGGCCGAGCCCGGCAACAGCGAAAAGGTAGACGCCACCACGCCGCAGCCCCTGACCGAAAGCGGTGCCTTGAAGTACCCCGGCGGCGATGGCCGTCCTGACCAGCTTGAGCGCCGCCCATACCCAGCCGTCAGCTTTTCCCAATACTTCGGCGTGCCGCCGTTCTAAGGAGCTTTAAATGCCAGACGTGAACTACACCATTAACGCCCAAGTGCAGAAGGGTGCTCTGTCGCAGCAGTTTGCCGCCAGCGGCGTGACTGCCGACATTGCAACCGCTGGACTCTTGGCCGTCACGCTGAACCTCAGCACGAGCGTCAACCAGATCAGCACGGCGACTATGGGAAGCCTCGGGCTGTGCTTTGCCAGGTCACTCGCCACCGAGACAACGCACACCGTGTCATTTGGCCGGTTCGACGGCACGAACCTTCACGAGACGGTTCGCCTGCGGGGCGGCGAGGCTGCGATCTTTCGGATGGCGGCTGGCGACTATGCCGCCAAGGCTGCCGTGGCGGGCTCTCGGCTGCTGCTGAACATCGTAGAAGGCTGAGGGCGAGCATGGCCCAGAAGCCAGACGGCAAACCGGCGAAGACTGAGCGCGTGACGTTCACGCGGCCCGCTGCGGAGCGGATCGCCAAGGTTGTGCGAACCGTCGAGGCGGGCGACCGGGACCAGGGCGGGCTGACGTTTGGCAGGCCAGCGGATGGGCCTCCCAGCAAGACCTTCCGCATCGGCACCTTCAGCGGCGAGTGGTCGATCAACGGCACGAAGACGGTGACGCTGCGCGGCTCGACGGCAACGCTTATCGCGACGAACCTCTTCCTGAATCTCCCCGACAACGGGCAACGCAATTGCGCCGTCGCGAAAGACGGCACTGCGTGGAACCTCATCCAATGGCAGTGGAACGAGGCCGACGTGATGACCGGCGCGAGCCTCGGCACCGCTCATCTTGAGTTCACCAGGGTCAAGAGCGTTTCGCTCGCCACGGCCGTGACCGTGCGGCTCAGTATCACCACCTGCGCGTCGTAGGCTTCAAGATGGCGCTCTCTACCCAAGGCGGCAATTTGATACTGCGAAACGGCGCGCTTGCCACGGGGCAGGCGTGCTGTTGCAGCGTGCCATGCGTTTGCGTCATGCCGATCGCCTTGCCAGCAGGGAAAGTGCTGAAGGTGGAGGTTTCGATAGAGCCAAGGCCAGGCGGCTCAACCTGCGAGCAAGGCTTGTTTGGCACTGCAACCATGGCCTTCTTGGCATTTAGCGGCGGCGAGTATGGCGGCTCTCTTTCGGGCAACGGACTTTCTGTGGGCATCTCTCTCCAGTGTTTTTTTGGTTCCTATCGCGCAATCGTGACCGTTTATTCTGAAACCTGCCTGTGGGGGCTGTACTTGTCTGGCGAATGGAATCCTCAAGAGAATTGGGCTAACAATGTTTCTTTGGCACCAGTTGTTGAAGGGCAGGCGGTGAATGGCGCGTGTCTTCCGGCGCAGAGCGCGCTGCAAGACATGGCGGTTGAGCAAGGCATCAAAGTAGATTTGCGTTTTCTTGTCGGCGATCCGTAAATGAGACTCTTTTCGTCTGTTTGCGACAGCGCTGGGTGTCGGTGTCTTGGCTGCGGGGCTTCGCTTGCTGGCCTTATGTCCGTTTGCGCCCGCTGTCTTCCGCCTGCGTCTTATCAGCCGCCTTCGGCGGTTTCTCGCGCCGTAGCTCACGGCCCCGGCACGGAACTATCCAAGCTCTTGAAACGCCTCGGCATCGAGCCGACGCCGACCTGCAAGTGCCGGGCCAAGGCCGCCCAGATGGACGCCTGGGGGCCGGACGAATGCAGCACGCCGGAGCGGATCGAGGAGGTGGTGGCGGTCATGCGAGAGGAAGCCAAGGCGCGCGGCCTGCCGTTCCTTGACGCCGCCGGTAGGGTGCTGGTGAAGCGGGCGATTAGCAACGCCCGCAAAGCGGAGGCCCGCCGTGCCAAGGAAGCCCAGTCAGCCGAAAGCGGCCCGGCCTAACCTCGCCGAGCTCGACTACGAGGACGACGACGCCTCGCCGCCGTTCACCTTGGACGACGACGGCAACATGGTCCTGCGGCGTTCTGCGAAGCCCAAGCCCACGAAAGGAGCCAAGCGTGGCAAAGGCAAAGACAAGCCTGCTCGATGAGATTCGGGCGAACCTGCCCAGCGGGAAGTTCCTGCGGTGGTTCGACCGCGTGGCCCCCGAGCACCAGGCGACGCTCGCCGAGATCCGCCGGGCGTACAAGGCGGGCGAACTCGGCACGGGCAAAAAGCCCGTGGCCCGCGCCGTCTCAAAATACTTGGCCGACCACGGCATTGCCGCCGTTGGGCATCACGGAGTTCAGCAATGGCTCGACGAAAAGTAGCCGACGAGATCGTGGCCGGAATGGAGCACGCCTCGCAACTGGCCGCCGACGCCGAACTGGCGCGGCTGCGGGCTGAGGTGGCTTCATACCGGAACCGGTATAAGGCTGCCCTCGCCCAGATCGACAAGGAGCGGGAGCGGGCTGATGCGATTGCGGGCCTGGCTGGGATCAAGCCCACGAAGCGGGCCGCCATCAAGAGCAAGGGCAAGAAGCATGCGGCCACGATGGTCGTGCTGCTCTCCGACATTCACTGCGAAGAGCGGGTCGATCCCGAGACGGTCAACGGGCTGAACGCATACGACCTCGAAGTGTGCGAGCAACGCATGGCCGAACTGCTCGAGCGGTTCGCCGTCCTGCTTGAGCACGAGCGGCAGTTGGCCCGCATCGACCGCGTGGTGGTCTGGCTCGGCGGGGATCTTCTGTCTGGCCACATTCACCCCGACACGGCCGAGATGGCACAACTGGCCCCGCTCGCGGCGTGCCGGTTCATCGGCGGCATCTTGCGGAACTTCATCGACGAGGTGGCGGGCAACGCCAGCGAAGTGGTCGTGGCGACCAACAGCGGCAACCACGGCCGCAGCACGGAGAAGCTCCGCATCGGCACCGAGATGGAGCACTCGTTCGAGCAGAACCTCTACCTGACGATGGCCGCTGCCGAGCCGCAGAAGAACGTCCGCTGGCAGGTGGGCACCGGCTACTTGAACTATGTGGACCTCGACGGCTTCCGCATCCGCTTCCACCACGGCCACGCGATCAAGTACGGCGGCGGCGTGGGCGGCATCACGGTCCCGACGAACAAGGCGATTGCGGCGTGGGATGCGATCGAGCGCGCCGACCTCACCTGCTTCGGCCACTGGCACCAGTTCCAATGGCTGCGCGCCGGTCGCTATGTGGCGAACGGGAGCGTGATTGGACATTCCGCCTACGCTACCCGAATCAAGGCGGCATACGAGCCGCCATGCCAGGCGGCCATCGTCATCGACCACGGACGAAACGAAGTGACGAAGGCCATGCCGATTTACTGCGACCGAGATTTGCGAAAGGGAAAGGAATGATTGTGGCCACTGATCGACAACTTGGTGATGGCGTGATGCGTGAGGGACTGCGGCCGGGCTCGCGGGAGTTCCTCGCGGTGCTGGACGAGATCAAGCAGCTTCACTTGGCCAAGACGCTTGACTACGGTGAAGACGAGGATGCCCTGGCGAACATTCGCAACGGGGCCGAGGTGGTCAACATCGAGCCCTGGAAGGCATGTCTTATCCGCATGGCCGACAAGATGCAGCGGCTGAAAGCCTTCTGCCACAACGGGCGGGTGGAGTTCGACGGCATTGAGGACACGTTGAAAGACATCGCAGCCTACAGCGTCATCAGCCTGGTGCTCCACCGTGAGGGCGTGGAGTGAATCCCCGCGTGCCGTACAGCGAGGACGAGGCCCAGGAGGCGTGGCTCTGGGTGGGCCGCCACGGGCCGAGCAATTCGTGGACGGCCACCAACGGCACGGCGGCGCGGATGATCGGCCGCCTGCTCGAAGAGCGTGAGCGGCTGCTGGCGATGATCGCGGCGCGCGAGAACATCGCACGGCCAGCGGAACAATGAGCCGGGCCGGAAGGTTGCAGGCTATGCACGTCTCCTTTCCGTGCCTAGCCTCCCTTCCGCGCCCCGGCTTCTCTGCGTGTCAGCAAGAATCACATAGCCAAAGCTGAATCGGCGTTGTGGCGTCGGCGGCCTTGCGTGCTTTTTTCTGTTTTCGCTTGCCCACATCGGGCGCATGTTTGTGTAGTGGAACGCAGCGCGCTGCCCCTCTTCGGTGCTTAAGTCAAAAGCTGAAACTGGGATGATGTGGTCGATGTGCCACATGTGCCTGTTGTCCCACGTCATTCCGGCTGCGAACTGGGATTCGATGTGCGTCCTAAGTTGCTCCGCAGTGCATCCGGCAAGCTCGATGTATGAACCAAATCTTTTTTTGTTTGATGCTCGCATCGCGCATCTAATTCTCGAACGAAGCCTCACGCAAAGCGCGTACTGCGGATCGTTTTGATACCGCTGCCGCTGTCTAGCAACGACTTTGGCGATTGTCTGCTCGCGGTTTGCTTGGTACTTTCTGCGCCATCTATCTCTATCGCGAGCAATTTGCTCTGGCGTCCTCTGCCGCGTTGGCGGCCTGCGCGACCGCTTTTTCTTTGTCTTCCTCGCGTGCTTCTTTTTGTTGTAATCGGGGTCTTTTGCGAGGGCTCGGCGATACTTTTGCCTGTTTATGTCTGGGTTCCGCTCTTTTTTCTCGCGGTAGATTTTTTTGCAGAGGTCCGGGTCGGCCAGTTTCATTGCCCGATAGCGCTCGCGTGACCTAAGACGCTTGCGCTCTTTTTTGGCGGCTGCCCGTTCGCTGTCGCTAGAATGCGATTCGGCCACGTTCCTACTCCTAATAGGGGCGTTGGACAGAGACGGCGATGGGCTGATACCCCATCGCCGTCTCGCATTGTATCTCCCGCTTGCGGTGGATCACAAGCGTTCAGTACTCAGCCGCCCCCGCCTCCCCGTCAGCCCGGCTATCTCAAGTCGAGGTGCGGCAGGGCCGCAGTCGAGTCCTCTTCATTCGGGCAGATGACGGGATCGACATACACCCGTTGAAGGTTCGGGTCGCTGTGATCAAGCAGCTGCGTCGCGGCCGAGCGGCCCCCGGCCAGGGCGGCATAACTCGCGGCCGTGCGTCTCAGCCCGTGGAAGCCCCGATACTTCACGCCCGCCTTGCTGCACAGCAGTTTCAAGCTCGTCCACTGGCTCTTCGTGCGGCGATCCCACGGCCAGACCAGATCGGCGTCGGCCCGGCGGTGCAGGGCCAACATCTTGGCCAGGTCGGGCGTGATCTGCCTTTCGATGTCGCGGGTCGAGCCCTTGCGGGTCTCGCCGCGAAACACCACGCGCCGCCGCTCCAGATCCACGTCGGCCCACCGGAGCGACATGGTGGCCTCCAGACGCTCGCCGGTGCAGTAGATGGCATAGATGATGGTGGCCCACCACCAGCCGCTAGGAACGCCGCCAGTGCGTCCACAACGCAGGCGGGCGCGCCGCACCAAGGCGGCCACGTCGTCGGCCGTGTAGGCCCGGCCCGTGGGCAGCCGCTTGGGCACCTTCACCTTGGGCAACTCGGGGAACTCGGCGGCGATTCTTTTCTTCGCCGCGTAGGTCCAGATCGCGGCGAGCATCACGCGATCCTTGCGGACGCTGGCGGGCGACGGCAGGCGGTTCCTCCACCCCGGTGTCTCTGCTCGCCACTTGAGGTAGCGGCTGATGATGAGGTCGTCGAGGTCGTCGGTGGTGGCCTCTCGCCCCAAGAATTTCTTCACGCGATCCAGCAGCATCTCGTAGAGCTCGACGCTCTTGGGCTTCAGTTGGCGTAACAGGGCGTAACGCTCAAGCAATTCCGGCAACGGCATGGGCATGGTGGAAACTCCTTTTTTGCTCGGCCGAAGCCATAAGTGTACAGAAGTATACACTTATTAAACCGAACTCGCCTCCACTCGAACTTCGACCCGGCCGCCGGATTGTACAGGGGGCCTGGGCCGGGGTTCAATTTGACTAAGTTCCGCTAGACGGTATTTTGAAGGGACATGGTCACGATGGCTTACAACATCGACGGCGGCGAATACCTCACGGTCGCGGAGGCCGTGGAATTCATGGGCTGCACGGACGGCTGGGTGCGGATGCTCCTGCGATCCGGCCGCCTCGAGGGCAAGCGATTTGGCGAGCGGGTCTGGCTGATCCCCCTGGCTGCGGCCAAGGAAGCCAAGGCCAACCTCACCGCCCGGTCGATCGGGAAGCGGGCCACCAAGAAGGCCAGCCCGCGAAAGAAGTCCTGAATCTCGGGATTTCTCGGCCCCAAAAAATCTTTTTGTGTTGGGCTGGACAGGGAACTACCGATACCGTACAGTACCCCCCACGCACGCAAAGGAGTGCTGCCATGAAGATCGATTGGGATGAAATGATTCGCTGCCTCGTGCTGGTTCGCCTTGGTCAAGAACTTGGATGTGACTCCAAGCTGGCCCGTGCGGTCCACGACAGCATCGAACTCCTGGCGACGTTCGCCAGTGTTTTTCTTGGTTGATTGAACTACCGCTACCGGAAGCAAAAGATTTTTCAGGCGGCCGGTTGACAGTTGTTCACTCGTCGATACATTCACACCCCACCCCCCCCCAACGGAGCCACTATTCAAATGTTCACCACCGACCCCCATCAGAACGAGTACCTCGCCGCCGTGGCGGGGATGGCCGATCACACGCCGAGCCCCGTGAGCCTGCCCGCCGAGGGCGACTTCGTGAGCGGCTGCACCGCAGGCCGCCGGTGGCAGGGCCGGGTCGAGTGGGTCGAGGGCGACCGGCTCACGGTGGACGTGGGCGGCGCATGGCTGGCCGTCAGCGTTCACGACATCACGCACTGAAACACGGAGCCCGGCGGAGCCGGGTAAGCCACGGAAGGGATCGCCCCGCTGAGGCAGGACGCGGACGCGGGATTTCACCAAGGAAAGAAAGGGACCGTCACAAATGACGACGCAGATTGCAAACACGCAGGACCGCAAGAGCATCCTGCTTTCGATGGCTACGAAGTTCGGCATGGAGCCCGCTGCCTTCGAGGCAACGGTGCGGGCGACGTGCGGCTGCGACAAGGCGACGAAGGAGCAGTTCGCTGCCTTCCTGCTCGTGGCCAATGAGTACGGGCTGAACCCCGTCACGAAGGAGATCTACGCCTTCCCGACGCGGGGCGGCGGCATCCAGCCCATCGTCGGCATCGACGGCTGGATGACGATGGCCAACAGCCACGCGGCCTACGACGGCATCACGTTCGTGGATCGCCTGAGCGACGACGGGCAGCTGGTGGCGATCACGGCCCAGGTGCATCGCAAGGATCGCAGCCACCCCGTGGAGGTCACGGAGTATCTGGCCGAGTGCCGCCAGGGGACGGACCCGTGGAAGAAGTGGCCAGCCCGCATGCTGCGGCACAAGGCCGCCATCCAGGCGATCCGCTACGCCTTCGGGTTCTCAGGCATCGTCGATCCCGACGAGGCCGACCGGATGCGGCCGAGCGTGAACGTGGCCGTGAACGTGCAGCAGGCCCGTCAGCAGGTGGCCCGCATCACCCATATCGACGCCGAGGACAACGGCACCGAGCACTTCGACGGGCAAGAGGTCGAAGCGGAGGCGCAGGCCCGATGACTCGACGCATCAACGAGGGCCACCCGCCGAGCACTGGCGAGTGGAACGAGTTCGAGGCCCGGCAGGGTGGGATCGGCCCGCACCGATCTCGCCCCGCCAAGGGCGGCGGCAAGCGTCGGCAGAAGCCGTCGCTGCCGATGCTGACCGACGAGCAGATCGTGGCTCACGCCAAGTGGATCCACGCCCGGCTCGTGCTGCTGATCGACGCCTTCGATGACGCGCCGTGGGATGACCGCTGGACGAATCGGCTGATGTCGGCGTTGCTCTCAGCCAGAAACACCCTTGAGTTTGCATCACAGAAAGGATCGGGCGATGGCGTGGCACGACTCGTGGACGCAGATGAAGCAGAAGAAACAGCCCCAGCCGCAGGGGGAAGCCCGCAAGAGGGCAGCGGTGGCGAAGCGGGAGACGCCTGAATCCACCGCAGCCGAGGCTGGCCCAAACAAAAAAACTCCCGGCCAGTGACTCGACCGGATGCCGCACGTCACGCGGCCAACTCAAGGAAACGGAGGGCTCAAGGAAATGGGCGTGTTCATTGACGACAACTGCGACCTGCCGCTGTTCGCGGCGCGGCCCGAGCCGAGGATCGAACTCCCGATCCGGTGCGCGGTCTCGAAGGAGATCGTGGTGCGCGCTGGCTCGCAGCGGTGGGCGCTGCTCATGCAGTACCTCACCTACGGCCCGCTGACGAACGAACAGGCGGGCGACCTCGCCGGGCTCAGCGAGAAGAAGGGCTGCTGCTACTGGAAGCGGTGCAGCGAGCTCCTCGACGCGGGCTACATCGAAGACACGGGCGAAGAGCGGCGCAGCCAGGCGGGCGAGATGCAGCGGGTCTGCCGCGTGACGGCCAAGGGGCGGGCGCTGTTCCCGGCGGTGCCCAAGTGACAAGCAACGCCGCGTCAGCCCCGCTAGGGGCGGCGGCACGGATGGTGAAAGGACGCGAAAAGAAAGGTTACGTCAATGAGCACTTCAGTTATTGAAGCGGCGACCGCCAGCGGCAAGCACATCGAATCACGCGAAGACGTTGGGCTGCGTGAAAAACTTGAGCAACTCGGCCTCGACTACGACGTTGCTCGCGTGAGCATGTCCACGGTAGACACTGACAGGAACGAGTACCAGACGCGGCAGCACTCAATCGTTGATAATGAGACGGTTGAGCGCTACAAGATGTCGCTTAACGCGGGTCAATCCGTTTTCCCGGAAATGCTTTTCGCTGCCACCTCTGGCAGCAGGAAGACCGGCGCAAAGTCGCTTGTTCCTGTGTGCGGGCGTCACCGCATCGTTGCCCACAAGGAGGCTGGCGTAGCCTCCACGACCGGCCTCGTCGTGTACGTCAAGAACGACACGGACAAGGCGAAGCTGGTGACGGTTTCGCGGTGGGACAACTTTCGCAACGGTGCACCAGAGACAGTAAATGCTCACTATCAAGGTCTGGCGCAGGAGTGCATCGCCATTGCGGGCGGCGTCATCAATGGCTTTCCGCCAAGATCTGTGATTGACGAGATCGCAACCCGAAACGGCATTGCCGGACAGTACAAGACCAGGCTGAAGTCTCACATAAAGGCGATGCTTTTTCAGGCTGAGTGCCGGTCGCTAAAGATTCCACGGGTTCCCGACAACGCCGCCCTGTGCGCAGCGGCCTATGACTTTGTTGATCGTGATGGATTTGAAGAAGTAGCAAAAACGATTTGCGCAAATCAATCACACAAGGGCATCACTGCCGTTGTGAAGGAATGCAGCCAGCGGCACCTGTCCGGCAAGTCCGCTGTCGAGTTCATCCGCGATGCGTCCAGCGGTTTTTCCGAATGCCCCGTGCGCATGACGTCGGCCGATGAAGTTCGCCTTCGATGCAAGGCTCTAACGGACGCGCTGAAGAAGCTCGACCAGGATCCGTCAGTTACTTCGCACTGCGTGAAGCTTCTTGAAAACCACTTGCAAGAGGCAATCGACCGCTTCATTCAGGTGACCTCTCGTATTAAGGAGCGACACACAAATGGCTAAGAGGCGCGAATACGTCAGGCAATCCGAATCGCAGCACCCAAACGCAGTAGAGTTCTCTACGTTTGTTCACAGGCTGCACTCGGAGGGCAAGCAGGTTACGCGAGCTCTGGCCATCAAGTGGATCATCTCCTCGTACAAGCGAGAGTCGCTGATCCGCTTTGGAGCTAGGCAGCGGGCGACTTCTGCGATTCGTGCCGAGGCCAACGCTGGCGACAGGCCGCGAAAGCGAGAGGAACTGACAAAGAGCGCGGTGTCGTTTTCCCGCGAGGGCGCAACGATTACTGAAAAACAGGCCGAGGCATTCTTCGACACTGGCATCAGTGTTGTGATGCAAAGGCTTGTCAGCTCGCGAGCCGGAACATTTGCGTACGACAAGGACGCAAAGGCTTTCGTTCCCGTGCTCGCACTTAATGGCGGCGTGTCAAATCGCAAGAACGTTGGCGTAGTGCAGAAAATCCTTGCGGCGCTTTCGGAAGGCGACTTGACGGCCGATGAGATTGCTAGCCGATGTTCGTTCGATGTGGGCTCAGTCAGGAACAACCTGAATGGAATGCGGCGAGCCGGTTCCGTTGAGCGCGCTGGCAAGAAGTCCGCGAGAGGGCGCGGAAAGACGCAGATCGTGTGGCGGCTTAAGGAGGCCGTTTGCAATTTGACTACATAGAGAACGCCGCCCTCGTGATAGGCACGACGCCGCTTCGACGCGGCGGGGCGGAATGGACGGTTTCAGGCTGAAAAACAAGGAGTTTGCTAAGTGATCGCGTCAGAGATGCAATTGCCAATGGTTTTCGATCCACATCAAACCGGAGGCACCGACAT